TGCCTGTAGATCGCCCAGCTCCTGCGTGCAATGGGTTGAATTCACGCCAGACCAGGTAGCCCAACGCGTCGTTCATGTGGTCATGGCCAGCATCCTTGTCCGGGTCGCCCTTATCGGTGTAGCACTGCAGCTCTAGGCATTCGATCAGCCGCTTGCAGCGCTGGTGGATGGTGAGTCTGACCTGACCCTTGCCGTTTTCCAGCAAAGCCTGAACAGCAGCCACGCGATCACGGACGGGAGGATTTGCGCGTGGTGACTGGTTTGACATGCCGTAGGACTCCAGGATCTGGATATCGGTCTGGCTTGCGTTGGTGCTGCGGTTACCGCCGCTGGCATCTGGGTAGATGTAGATACGCCGCTGCGGATAACGCGCTTGGATCTCTTGCGCCAATGCATCGGTGTCATGGGCGCCGCTGATCTCATCAATCACTAGCAGGCTGCTGCCGGTGCGAATGCCGATCACGGCAGACATGTTGCCAACGTTGAAATCAACGCCAATACGTAACGGCTCGCGGTCTAGATCTGGCAGCTCAACCACCACGTGCTTGTCGCGGCTGAAGCGGTCGTAGATAGTGCCAGTGGTGAGGTTGACGAACTCACCGTCTAGGTAGGCCCGCAGCAGGTTGGGATCGTAGTTGGCCTCTAGCCGCTCAATGAAGTCCGGCGGCAGATGCGGGTTATCTGCTGACCGCATCTTGATCAGCTTGCGATCCGCGCGTCCCTTGGCATCCTCACTGCCGAAGGTGTTCCACATCCAGCGGAAGCCCTCTGGCGTGGATGCAGCGCCAAACTGCCGCACGTTGCCGGACCGCAAGCGGCCAAGGATCTTGGGAAATGCCTTGTTGGCAATGCTGGGCGTCACGGTGTCGATCTCATCGGCCAGCACCCAAGCAAGGTTCAGGCCGATGATGCGCGACCAGTTCTCAAAACTGCGGCACAAGATCTTGGTATCGCCGCCTGGCAGGTGCAGCATGTATTCAGGCAGCGGGCTTGCCCTGAAGGTATAGGGGATCTCATACGCCTCTAGGAAGTTCTCGAAGTCGTTCTGCCAGATGTCGCGGATCAATGGGCCAGTGGGCTCCATCACTGCACCGATGAAGCCCTGATTAGCCGCGGCCAGCATCACCGCCTTAGCGCACAGCGCACGCGTCTTGCCGGCGCCATAGCCGGCTGAGATGCCAATGATTTGCGTGTCGCTGTCGTCTACAAACGCAAGCTGCCCAGGGTGCAGGTCAGCGCGGATATTTGCTAACAGGGCTTCTATATCCGTCAACTCACCGCCATGATTTAACTGTTGCAGCACATGCCCTTCGCGGGCAACGGCAAGAATGCTCACGAGCAGAGCTGCGCCAGCTTGGCTGCGGTATTGATAGCACCCAAGGCGATGTGATACTGCCCGGCACGTCTAGCTTCCATCTGCAAGGTGCTGCATTGCGACAGCAGATCAGCCACCATTTGCGGACGTTCGATGTCCCAGTCAGCCTTGAGCTGATCACGGGCCATTGCTAGGTAGCGGTCAACAGTGCGCTCATCAACCCCCCAGTTCTCCGCCGCATATCGACAGCAGTCTGACCTCCGACCGCCACTAGCAATGATGCGTGCAAACCGTTGAGCGCGCTGTTCAGTTTCTGCTCTTGTAGTGCCCTTGGCGGCCATCAGAACGCCTCCGGTGCCTCTTCAAGGATAGCCTTCTTGCCCGTGAAGTCCTCCCAGCGCTTGACGATCACGTCGCAGTAGGCGGGGTCAAGTTCCATTAGCCGGGCTTTGCGGCCTAGGCGTTCGGCTGCGATGAGTGTCGTGCCAGAGCCGCCAAAAGAATCCAGGACGGTATCACCAGGCTTTGAGCTGTTGGCCATCTGATACTGAAAGAGATCAACAGGCTTCATGGTTGGATGCTCACCATTGCGACTTGGCTTAGCAAAGTCCATAACAGTTGTCTGCTTTCTGTCTGAAGCCCAATAGTGCGCAGAACCATCGGTCCAGCCATACAAACAAGGCTCATGCATCCATTGATAGTCCTGACGCCCCATTACCAGTGATGATTTTCTCCAGATAAGACATTGCCTCACTTTCCAACCAATATCGTGAGCCGCGCCCCTGAAGTTGTAACCTTCGCTATCAGCGTGCCAAATATAGAAGACGCCACCAGGCCTCAAGAAACAGTTAGCAGTTGTATAAACATCAACAAGAAACTGCCTAAAGGCAGCATCTGACATTGAATCATTTTTGACAACCTTCCCATCGGTGCGCCGGTTGCGCTTTTTAGCCTCTTCAGGAGTTTCATTCATTCCCAGAGCGACATTATAGGGAGGATCTGTTAACCACAGATCTGCCGGCTTGTCCTCCATCAAGCGCTCCATCGCCATTGGATCAGTGCTGTCCCCGCAAAGCAACCGATGATCGCCAAGGATCCAAAGGTCCCCCAGCTTCGTAACCGGCTCCTCCGGCGTCTCAGGTACATCATCGGCATCGGTCAAGCCCTCAGCCGGTAACTGCTCAACTTCACCAAGGATCTCAGCTAGGTCGTCAGCATCGAACCATGGGGCGATGTCATGCTCTTCGCTGAGCTGCTGCAGCATGTCCTTGTCCCAGTCGGACAGGTCGCTGGTGCGGTTGTCAGCTAGGGCAAGGCCGATCTTTTCGTCTTCGGTCAGGCCGGTGCGTTTTACGGCAATGATTTCGGTGCCATCGGTTTCAATGACACGAATGTTCTTGATGCCAGCGGCCTTGGCGCCTTCGATGGTGCCATTACCAGCAAGGATGCGGTTGTCTTCGTCAATGACAATGCTGCGTGCAGCGCCGTAACGCTGCAGCGACTCAGCAATCAGCTTGGCTGAGCGATCTGTACGCTTGCGGGCGTTTTTGTGATCGGACTTGAGATCCTTGATGGATGTCATGCTCTAATTTGCACGGGCATTATGAGGTACGTTTTACCAGTATCATCAGTTGGCGTCAATACTACAGGAGTAGTTGCACTATTTGCTGACAGTGTAACGGATTCTGCTGAACGGAATGCCTTAAGGCCATCTAGCAGGTAGTGAACGTTGAATGCCCATGCGCCATTGGCGGTGCCTTCCACCTTGAGCAGCTCCTTGCCGTTGTTGGCGTCCGATTCAGCAGTGATGGCGATGGTGCCACCTACAGCTTCCAGCTTCACCACGGAGTTGTGCGCATCGGCGATGATGGCGACACGCTCCAAGGCGCGGGTCAGGCGGCGACGATCGGCGGTGATGGTGCTTTTGAACTCAGCGGGTACCAGCTTGGCCACGTCTGGGTAAATGCCATCCATGATGCGGCTGTAGATGGTGATGCCATCACCCGCGTCGATCACGGCTTGCCCTTTGGCAACGGCGATGGTGACCACGCGATCTTGCAGCAGGCGCATGGTGCTGGCGGGCAGCACGAGATCTAGGCCATCTGGCAGGTCAATGGCGTAACGCATGAGGCGATGCCCGTCAGTGGCTTCCATGTGGCCGTTGCCGAGGTGGATGCCTTGGAGCATCTGCTTGCTGGCGTCGGTGCTGGCAGCTGCCATGCAGGCGCGGATGCCAGCGGATAGGTGCAGCTCGCTCGTAGCGGCGTCCACAACCGGCAGCGCGGGGTAATCCGCCGCATCAGCCGCTGCAAGCCCGTAGGAGCCCGCAGAAGCCGTTAGAGCGCCATCTGCGAGGGTCAGAGCCTCATCGCCGTCAAAGCGGCTCACAAGGCCAGCCAGCAGCCGATACGGCAGCGCTACATCGCCATCGGTTTCTACTGCGGCTGGGATGGTGACGGTGATACCGAGGTCAAGGTTGAAGCCGGTGATGGTCATGACGCCACCAGCGGCTTGGATCAAGCAGCAGTCAAGGATCGGATGGCTGCTGCGATGGCCAACGGCTGGCGCGATGGTGCGCAGCGCGTGATCGAGATCAGCTTGGCAGGTGACGGCTTTCATTTGACGGTGGCGGCAGTGACGAGGCTGGTGATGATGCGTTCGTAATCAGCGGCGAAGCTATCCACAAGGTCCATGGGTAGCGGTACGCCGTCATCAATGGCGTTGTCGGCAATGGCTGCGGCGTACGCCACTGCCTGGGTCATGGTGTCATGCAGCCGATTGATCACCGGTTGCTGCTTGGCTGGAATGTGAATGAGCGATGACATATGCAACGAGAGTTTCAACGTGACGGCGGTTCAGATCACCACGCATGAAGGCGCAGGCGTCCGCCACCAGCGCATGGTACGCCGCCGTGGTCAATCCTGCAACAACCCCACCGCTCAAAGCACGCTGCCGGATCAGGTGCGCACGCGGCATCCCATGTGCTGCTGCTTCAGCGTTCAACCGCGCCAGGTCGTCAGCGGTGACATTGATCTTGATTTCGGGCATTTGATCTACGCATGGCTGGCGCAGGTTACGCCCCGGGGGGCGCATGTTACGCCTGTAACAGCCTGTTACGCCTACCGTAACATCCAAGATCGACTGCATCGCAGTGGGTTTGGCCACCCCTGTTACGTTGTTACGCCTTTTTCCAGATACATATACATACATAGGAGCAGGGTTGCTTAGGGATTATTTCTTCTCTCTCTATAGGGGGGGATGTATTCCGGAAGCGTAACAAGCGGGGTTTTCCGTAACATCCCTTGCGCCGCAAGGGATCTCAGCGTTACGGCGACCGTAACAGGCGTAACGCTATGCCTCGGAAATCGGGATGGACACTGCTCTTGAGGCTCCTGTCACGCCTTTGAATCGTGTTACGCCTGGCTTGGTTGCACCGGGCAAACGCGCCAAAACGGTCGACCAGCAGTTGCTCCATGGCGTATCGGACAAGATGGCGGCAATGGCTTCTGCGGTATTGCTGATCACCACGCAACCGTCATCAGCCCTGATCCCATTGCGACCAAGCGTTGCCTCGGCAAGCTCTTTGGTTATCGCCAAGTCATTGGAATAGCCAAGGGTACGCTCTACCAGCTCGCCAATAGTTCTAGTGACAACCTTGTCAGCTTCCACACGGATTTGCTGCTGCAAGATACGCTGCAGGCATCGTTTTTCGTCCGGTATCTCTGTAGTTTGAGAGTAAGACTCCCATTCGTTTTGATCAATCAAGGCGAACGCTTGATCGCGTGTCGGCGCCTCGCGCGACTGCAAAGACCATGCTCCAGCTAGCAAGGTGCCGTATTGATCACCAAGCCGCTGGCTATCGAAAGCTTCTGCAGCCGCACGGGTGAAGACCCTAACCGACTGGCGAATAACAGGAATCAGGGATATGGTTCGCGCCTGCAAGCGTTGCCCGACTTGATCAGTCACGTAGCGGTCAAGATCACGGTCTAGC